AGGTCAAGTTGCTTGTATTTAGGAGCGTAAAACTTCATCTTGCTATGGAATTAACTATATAAAGGTACGATTTTTTTGTTAAATAAACGAAGAAATAAAGTTATATAAACTTAAATATCAGAGAGTTATAAATTATTCAGTAAACACTAATTATAATTCAAATCTATTAAAATTGTTAAAACTATGGCAGAAGAAGTAAGCGTAGCAACAGGCACCGTAGCCGTAGGTACTGGCACGGCAGGTTTGCAGACCCAGGCAGGTGGCGCACCTGCAACCGTATCGAGTGCAGCCGAAGCAACAGGCGGTATTGATGGCGGTAACTTTGTAGAGGTAGACATCGACGATGAACTTTTTAAGTTCAATTCGGACGACACCCCTCTTATGAACCTCATGCTCAAAGCAAAGAAAGTCAAGATTGACTCTCCCGAGGTAGACCACTTTATGATTGACGAGCCACGCAGCTCTGTAACCACAACCGAAACACTTGCCGCCACCACAGGCAACACTGGTATCCTTCAGCTCAGTGCAGAAGACCAGAACATTCCACGCCCATACGGCACCTTGCTTGTGGAAGGCGTAGACGGCTATGCAGAAGACGGTAAGACAAAGACCGTAGGCAAGCCTCTGCAGTTGTTCGTTGTGGGTCACGATGCAGCCAGTGGCAACCCCATTGTGCGTGCCGTGAACGGTACGAAGGCACAGCCCACTGACGAGTATTGTAAGATACCCGAAATCCCAGCAGGCACCGTATGTACCATCCTTTCTAACGCTCTCTATGAAACACAGAAAGAAGTAGACCCCGACCTCATTGTTCCTCAGCCCAGTCGAGTATATCTCCAGAAGCGAGGCATGAACCAGATTGTATCTGACTACTTCGACTCTCAGAAGAAGCGCATCCCATTCACAAAGGCATTGATTGCCGAGCAAGCTATTGCGAACTTCAAGGTTCGTGGCAATCGTACCCTTTGGGCAGGTCGCAAGGGCAAGTTCAAGGTGAACGTTCCGAAGTTGGGTATGCAGTATATCTACTTCACCGAGGGCGTGCGTTGGCAGTTCAAGCGTGAGTTGCAGCACAAGGGCAAGTGGACATACGAGAAGTTCATCGCTCTTGCCAAGATGTTCTTCACTGGCGAGGACGTTCCTAAGACCGCCCTTCTCCTTTCAGGCAAGAACCTGCTTGAGGAAATCCAGTGCATCGACTTCTCTAAGCATCCCGAGGTAAACATCACGGTAAAGACCAACAAACTTGGTTGGGAGATTACCAATATCCACACCGTGTTTGGTGACATCGAGATTAAGCGTGAGCCGACCCTTGACCGTCTTGGCTGGAGTAACAGCGGTGCATTGATTGGCGAGGATCGTCTTGTACACTATCAGCGTACAACCGAGCACAGCTTCACCGACCGTGTAGACGGTGAGGAGGCAACACGTACTGGTGTACTCGTTTGGGATGCTCTTGCACTGAAGGGTAGCTGCCACATCTGGATTGACGGTGAAGGCGACGCAGCAACCGAGGGCGCAACAGCCTTCGTTATGTGGGATGCCGAGACCGCACCAGCCGAGGGCGACCTTGTTGCAGGCACCGTATATTATCTGATTTGCGACTGCCCAGGCATCAACGCTAAGGCGCAGAACGGTCAGATGTGGAAGTATGACGGTACTGCATGGAGCGAGTTCCACGGAGAGGTTATGGCTACTGAAGAGTAGTCGAGCTTATTGCAGTGAAAAGTTAAACAACACTGGGACGGATGGGTCACACCGTCCGCCCCTTTTTTGTTGGTATCGCACATTCAAAAAAATAGAATAAAGTATGAACGCAAAAAGAAAAACGTATGGAGTTAGTGGCTACATGGAATGGGTTGCACTCATTGAATGCGGTAAGGCTACGGTGAAAGTACATTTCAGCGGAGGCAGTCTTACAGGCTATGGTGTAACACCTGCCGAGTTCACAACTCAAAACCCTATGACGCAGGCAATCATAGAGAACAGCAAGGAGTTCAAGAGTGGCAAGATATTCCTCCTTCGAGAGATAGAGGGAACAGGCAAGTTCAAAGAGTTTGTCCGTGGTCAGCACGCCAATGAAGGAAACCATTTAGGTGGGCAGGCAGCAACAGCGAGTGCCATTGCAGGAACAGCTCTTGATGCTGACGGCACATCAAAGACACCAGCAGCAGCGTCAGCCGACGATGAGGAGCCTATGAGCGACCCCATCAACGATGAAGATACGGAGTCAGCCGATGATGAAAATTCTACTGATGCTTCAGAAGCAGAAACAGTAGAAGACAGCGAGGCAACCGTAACAGCCGACGGCAAGGCAATCATCGACGTTACAGACCTTGACGATGCTCGTGATTATCTCTGTGAGAATTTTGGCATTGCCCGAAGCAGCCTTCGTAGTAATGTAAGTGTGTATCGTGCCGCAGAAGAGCACAACATCGTGTTCCGTGGCATCGAGTAGTAGTTATTAGTAACGAGGGGCGGTGCTATTACTGTCAGCACGGCACATGAAACCTGCCACATTGCAACAGTAGCCGTCCCTTTTTATTCATCCCTAAGAAAACGAACATGAGATACGAGGTTAGTGAGTTGAAGCGTGAAATCCGCATTGCGCTCGACCAGAACATGACCAGTAGCCAGTTGTTGGCAACTGGCGACATCGACACACTTTCTTTGGAGGAAATCATCGAGAGCAAGATAGTCGATGCAGCACGCATCGTAGAGGACCAAGCTCCTTCGTACCTATTGGACGGAGGCAAGGCGTTTGGTGAGAGTATCGGTTGGAAGAGCCGTGTGGGTTATGGCATGGGCTTCATAGCATTGCCCGACGACTTCATGCGCCTCGTTACCTTTCAGATGAGCGACTGGAGCCGAGCCGTGACAGTAGCCATTAGTGAGGACGACCCCTTGTATGCGCAGCAGCAAAGCCGTTATCCAGGCATCCGTGGTTGTCCCCAGAAACCCATCGTCGCCATAACGACCCAGCCAATAGGTCAAGTGTTGGAGTTCTATTCCTGCACTGGCGGTTCAAAAGTGTTTTTGAAACGTGCCCGATACATACCCCTTCCACGCATAGAGAAAGGCGGTATAGATTTGTGCGAGAAACTCCACCGAGCCATTGTGTATTACACGGCATACCTTGTAGCATTGAGCACAGGGCAAACCGATTTAGCAGCAAGCATGTCTAACATAGCAAATGAACTGATGAAATGAACGACATCAATAACTTAGGCTCATTCAGCTCCATTGACGCTGTGTGGGCGAAATATCCCGAAGGCGGTAAGGAAGGCGATTTCCTTACCATAGGCGGTGTTAAGCATCGCTGGAACAAGTACGACCAGATATGGGAGAACGCAAACACCGTTACCAGTTCTACGGCTCGCAAGCTGGAGACCGTTGAGGGCGACCTTTCCGTAAACAACGACTTGATAGTAGGCGGAGTGTTGCGTGCGAAAGCTGTCAAGCAACCCAATTGTGGTTTGTTTGAAAGTCTTTCAGCCCTTCAAGCTAAGTATCCCAATCCCGAAGTGGGCATGTGGGCAACCGTTGGCAACACCATCCCAGCGACCGTATATCTGTGTGCCGAAGAAGGCGTATGGAAAAACACTGGACAGACAGGCGGTATAGATAGCCTCGACTGGAGCAGGATCAGCACAATCGAGAGCAATGTCACAACCTTGCAGCAGGAGAATACAAACAGAAAAACCGAGATAGCTAAAATAGACAGCAGTCTGAGAACTCTTATTGCAACAACCGTTGGTAAGAAGTTGAAGTTTGCCCCATTTGCTGGCTTTGTCTCAAATGTAGAAATCATAAAGGCAGGAACATCCCAATGGAACAATATCGTGTGGGACACTGTGCATAAGAAGTTTCTTGCTTGTGTCTTAGCCCCAAGTGACGGTGATTTGCATCTCCCCCAATTTTATGATAGTTGGACTAATCAAAATGACTACACGGATGATTTTGTAACCCCGACCCAGTACAGCATCTTTCACAATACTCTGACAGGCGACATCTACCGATATGACGGCACCAACCTTGTAAGTCTTGGCATCACAGCCGAACGCTTCAACGAGCTTTCAGAGAAGATAAAAAAGTTGCAGGCAAAAGACGTTGCGGAGATAGGCAGCGACGGCAAGTTGGACTCGGCAATAATCCCCGATGAATTTGACGAGATAATTCCAGTAAACTATTGGATGAACAACAGAACCGCCTCAAGTGAAAGTGGTCAGCTTGTTCTAACTCCAATTGCAACAGAAGGAGCTTATTGGTATGCACCGAACACAAAGGAACTCTTCAGAGGAGAAAGCTATGGAGTCGCAGGTCAGTATAAAGTATCTTGGATGAAACTCCAAGCAGACAGGAGCAAATTATACCTTGACCTTACAAACTGCCTTCCTTACATTTGGAAGGGTGGCGACATGGTAGCCATTGCCCCGAAGAACACTCCTGCAAGCATCTTCAACGCCACCACCGAGGTGCCAATAAGTGGCTACTATGTGCTATGCGACAGCGACAACGAGAGCATGAGTGCCATCCATGCAGCATGGAAAGACGAGAAAGCCGTTAGCGGTCTTATCGTTTCCTTCGAGTTGAGCGCAGGCATTTGGAAGACCTACCAATATGTTGGAAAGACAGTAACCGAGAACAACTGGTTTGACACCGACAACTGGAAAGACTTCGGCTCGCTCGCAGCAGGAAGCGAGACCCACCTTGTCATTGACGAGCTTTGCGGCACGCCTACAGGCGGAGCCTATACATTAGGCAGCGCAGTAGATGCGCTTATCGCCTATCAGCAGAAGACAGGCGTGAACTATGCCAAGCGAGGACTTGTGATAAGCTACAAGACTGGTGAGAACGAAATGGAGACCAAGCAGTTCCAGGGCGAGATAAGCGACTTCAAAGAAGTAGGTCTATGGAAAGACTTTGGCGGTGGCGGCAAGCTGACAGCCAAAGACACCTTAGAGAAAGGCGGTGAGGATGCCCTGTCCACTGGTGGCGGCTATAACCTCATCCCCACGAACTTGAAGGTAGACACAGAAACCGAAGGCGTTATAAAGGTCGCAATGGTGAACTCGGCAGGTGACACCATTGGCGACGAGCAGCAGTTTGCCGTAGGCACTGGAACTGGTGGCGGTAGTGGAACCATCATTGCCGTGCAGTGGAAAGAAAACCCATTGTACGAAAAGGCAGGCGGTACGTTCATAGCCGAAGCGTCCATTATGAGTGTGACTAAGGTGGGCAGCATGGAGAACTACAACAGCATCATGAAGGTTGCGTTCGTCAACCGTACCACCAAGAAGACCGTCGCCACCTTTGAACCCAAGAAGGCATCGAGCGCAAGCAACGAAGACTTCTCTTTCAGCTTCGACCTTAGCAGTCTTGGCACAAGTGCAGGCGAGATACCTTTGCAAGCCGTCATAACCGATGATAGCGGTAACACAGCCACAAAGAATTTGAGTTTGATAGCTGTTGATGTGACATGCGTCAGCGTTCAGACCCTTAACTACACTAAGGACACCTCTCTTGAAGTGAACGGCAATGCCAAGAATATCCCTATGTTCAAGTTTCCGAACAACTCAAGCGACAAGGGTATTCTCACTAAAGTGGAGATGTATCGTGATGGTGAATGGAAGCTGCTGCAGAGTATCACAGTCAGCGACACCTATTCGCATGGTGTGCTTATAAACCCTGCTGGATTATCACACGGAGCCTATGCAATACGCATACAAGGCGAAGACGTGTCGAGTGGCGTAAAGGGCAACGTGCTTCACACCTCAGTAATGGTTATACAGCAAGACGACACGTTGAGCGACTACAACACCCCTATCGTGCTTGCACGCTGGAGTGACGGCAGCAACGGCAAGAAGAAACTTCTTGAAAGCATCGACATTGATGTAGCCTGCTATCAGCGCAACTTGTCAGTTCCGACGGTTGAGATAGAGTTGGAGAACGCTACGCAGCACACTAAGGAGACCATTGGCTCCAAAGCCATGAACCGCAACCAGACATACACCATCAGCAAGCGACTGACGACCTACAATCAAGGCGACGAGCTGAAAGTGCGTGCCAAGTGTGGCAGTTCTGTTCAGCCAGAAGATTGCGTGAACACAGTAGAAGGAAGCCTCGTCGATATATCAGAGACGGCAGGTGCATTGTTCGGCATCGACATGACGAGCCGAAGCAATACCGACACCGACAAGCGTATTGTCGCCACCACGTCAGACGGCAAAGAAGTAGAAATCTTTGTCAAGGGCAGTAACTATTCGAGCAACGGCTTTGTGAAGGACAGCTACGGCACCAGTGACTATGGCACCGATGCAGACAAAGGACGCATGGCATTGCGTATTGCCGAGGACGTGACCGCAACAAGTAACATCAAGCCATACTCCAACAGCGCAATCGAGACCAACGGTAGTGCTCTGACCTTCACCACACAAGTGAAGAACGTAGCCGACCGTAATACAGTGCTCATGAAATGTGCAGGCGAGAAGATGGGCTTTGTGCTAACTGGTGAGAAACTGGTGGTATATACCAATGGTGACACCACGGACAGCAAGACATCATGCACCGTACCATACTCTGTAAATGCCGTACATCGTTTCGACATCGTTGTGGAGCCGACCAGCATAGCCCCCTTCGGTGGTATCGGAATGATAAAGGTGTTCAAAGACGGAGACGAGGCAGGAGCCGTGCCTTACGTTGCAGGACAGTTTGCAGTATCGAAAGCAGCTCTTGAATGGGACGGCACGGATGCCGACATCTATCTGTACAGCTTGAAGATGTGGAACACCTACTATACGTTCAAGCAGGCGTTTGACAACTACCTCGTAGGCTTGACTGACACCGAGGCGATGATCAGCGAGTATGAGAAGAACGACGTGCTTGTGAGCCAGAAAGCCGAAGGCTTGACAAAGGACATGCCGAGTATGCAGAAGTGCTTAGATGCAGGACTCTGCGTCGTAGTGCTAACTAAAAATGCCGACACAGCCGACGTTGCGGAGAACTATCCTGACCACTTGGAGAGTCTTGACGGAGACAAGAAGACCACGTTCCTTTTGGACTGGTACGTCTACTTCCCCGACCGACCATGGCAGAACGTGATTATCACAGCCGACCCGACCTCAAATCAAGGTACCACCTCTTCTTTTCGTCCTATCAAAAACAAGAAGGGAAAGCACAAGAAGAACAAGGGCGGTATGCGCATGATGTACACAAGAGAAGAGATTGCCGCAATGTTCCCTGGCAATGAAGAAGTACTTGCTAAGTATGACTTGGCAGCTTCGATGGCAAAGAAGAACAAGCTCCAAGTAAGAGAAGGCGGTCAGTACACCGACATCACCACTATCAAGGTGGACTATTCAGACTCCTGCGGTGCTCATAACGGAGCCATGATGGAGCTGATGAACGACACCCAGATAGCAATGGGCGAAAAGTACATGACCCCTGCACAGATATACTCTGAGGGCGATTTCAAGATAATGACGAGCATCGACAGTATTCCATGTGCTCTGTTCCGTACCGACCACCAAATGAGCCATACCGACGCTTGCGACCCAGCCAAAGCATACTTCCATGCCAAAGGCAACTTCAATGCAGACAAGGGCGACGCAACCTTCTACGGATTCCAAAAGGTGAAGGGCTATAATGCCTCCTGCCTAAACTATGGCGACTTCAAGGAGATTGTAACCAAGAAAGAGCAGAGCCTTTCGGACTTGAAGCAGCAGGTGTTGAGCGACACTTCAAAGCTCGTTGCAGGTACAATCTATGTACTTAGTGAATGGTGTGGAGAGAAATACCATGTCATTGAGAATGACGGCAGCGGCAAGATGGAAGAAGTGGGAGCCGTTGATAAGCCGACGGAGACCGTGCATAGCAAAGCCGAGCTTCTTGCAACCAACGTGTCGGAGCTTGACTGGGGTACAGTATATAAGACCAGTGACGGCTACTACATGCAGTACAAGGGCGGTAAGTGGATAGAGACAACTGGCACCATGACCTTCAACAAGCAGACCAACAAGTGGAGTGTTACGGGTAGAGTGGTGAACCCAGTGGAGTGCTACGAGCTTCTGAAGTACGACTATCTGAACTGGATGCAGGGCGTGAACAGTGTCGAAGACATGATGCGTGTGGACGAGAGCAGCGGCAAACCAATATGGATGAGCTACTACGAGAGCCGTTATCCCGACGACGACGACTTGAACGAGAAGTACGAGGCAGGCGAAAAGGTGCCTTATCGTCTGTATAAATGGTTGTCGTTCTGCCAGCAGTGTAACCATCACCTCACCGAGAGCGACGGAGACATCACCATCAACGGTGATACCGTTAGCGGCAGCACGGCAAACCGCCTTGCCAAGTGGGAGAAGGAACTGCATAAGGAAGCCAACGTACTCAGCGCACTATGCTACACCGTAGCCAGTGACTACAAAGCATCCGTAGACCAACGAAGCAAGAACATGATGATAGCTTTCTACTTGGACACCGACGGACGAGTGAGAATGTATCTGAACCACTGGTATGACGGAGACTGCGTAGACGGCAGTGACAACGACTGCGGACTTACCATTCCCTGGGATATGGACGCACGTACAAGCCACCTCTATCAAGGCTGGGATAGCGTGTTGTTCCAACAGACCTACAAGGCAGGAGCCTTCTGGCTTGACGAGGAAGGAAGCAGCACCGTTACACTAAGCCAAGTAGCAGGAGCCATGCGCTCTGTGACCTACAACAACATCAAGCCATTCAGCGCAAGCGGTTGCTACTACTACTGGGTAACAAAGCGACTGGAGAAGTGGGCAAAGGTTATCTCATCATTCGATGGTGAGCGTAAGTATGTTCAGAACTCCAAAGCATCCGACCAGTACTTCTACGCCCTGCATGGTCTTAGACTCGATGACCTCCCCGACTATCAGCGGAAGCGTTTCGAGTTCTGCGACGGTCAGTATCAAGTTGGCGACCTTTATACAAACCCATTCAAGGCTCGTATGATGGGCAAGATAGAGATAACCATCACGGCAGCGCAAGACGGCTTCTTCGGACTTGGTGAGGATAGAGCGGATATGTGTGCCGACTCGTGCCACCTGCTTGCAGGCGAGAGCTATACTATGCGTGTTAGCGATGCACAAGAAAGCGGTAAGATGATATACATCTTCGGAGCCAGCAAACTTGCAAAGCTCGACATTTCCAAGTGTACCCCGAAGTCGGACGGCTTCTCGCTGGAGTATTGCACGTTGCTTGAAGAGTTGATAGTAGGAGGCGAAGCATACAGCCCAGCCTACACCACTGGACTTCTGACAGGCTTGAACTTGCCAACAATGCCGTTCTTGAAACGTATCGACATACGAAACACGAAGATAGCCGTGTTGAGTGCAAAGAACTGCCCTCGTCTAAAGGAAGTGCTTGCCGAAGGCAGCAGCTTAAAGACCTTCACCCCTGCGGAGAGTGCTCCTATCAGCGTGCTTCACCTTCCTTCGACCATGACCTCATTGCAGTTTGTGAACCTACCGTTGCTGACATATCCTAATGGTGGCTTGACGATAGGCGGCATGAGCGACGTGACAAGGTTTGAGATACGAGGTTGTGACAAAATCGACACCATGACTATGCTGAAAGATGCAATCAGTGGCGGTGCGAGGATAGCAGAGATTAGCTGCAAATTGGGCAATGTGCGTAGCGACACAACGCTACTGCAGTCGCTCATTGACTCTGGTGCAAGAGGCATAGGCAGCGAGTTGAAAGACAAGTGTGATGGACTGACTGGACGCTACATCTTGACACAGATGATAGAACAAAGTCTGTACAACACATACAAGAACTACTTCCCCGAGCTTGAACTTCACAATGCGCTGTACACCCAGTACACCATCAGCGACCTTGAGCAAGACCCTCAGAACATCACGAATGAGGACAACAAGACAGGCTACAAGTACAAGAACAAGTACGTGCCAAGTGGTTACATCAACATCATACGACGCTATTGTGTGCCAGTGCAGGCAACGCCAAACAAAGACGGTAGTGCCGTAACGATGAAACTCTTGAAGAAGAGCGACAACACCAAGTATCACGATGGTACGGACTATGACTACACCGACAACTTGGGACAAGGCTTCGACTCGTTGGCAAGGTTCTGTCACTTCTGGTACAAGGGCATCAATGACATCAAGGTGCAAGAGAAGCATATCCTGCTGAACTATGGAGACGAGGAGCCAGTGGCATCATGGACAGAGAAAGCCAGTGGCAGACTTGCAGGACTCATATACAGAGCAGGTGTCGGCATATCCCTCAACTCTGTAACAGTAGGTCAGCCCTTTACCGAAGAAATGATGTCGTCAGTAGCGAGCTGTGCTGTGTACCGCATAGACGTGCGAGGCATGAAACAGGTCAGATACTACGGTCTGAATAACGCCCTTTTTGGTGGTGTGTTCTTAGGCGACGATGATGTAGTTATCGAGAAGGCACAAGTGTCTGTTACAGGTACAGCGATGTCACCTCTTGACTTCTTAGAAGATGATTATCTCTTCCGTGACGTTCCGAGTGGTGCCAAATGGTTCTACTTCACCTGCCTAATGAGCATAGACCAAACAAAGGAAGTGTTTGCCGTGGATAGCGATGACATTGAAGCCATAGAGCCAGGCTGGGTAGAGCACAAGGCAGACTTGGTGGGTATTTATGGCATGAGTGTGGACGACCTTGTAAGAGCAAGAAGTCTCTCTGGTAAGAAGACACGATGCGGCAATGGTACTCAGACCACCAGTATAGAATGGAGCTACGACGATGAAGGCAACCCAACATCAACTCCAGTAGGCGCAATGAACTACACCTACCAAGACATGTTGAACCTATGCCGTATGCGAGGCAAGGGCTATCACTCGATAAGCTACGAGCAGTCGAAGATACTTGCCATACTCTCGCTGTGCTGGAGTGGCAACCGTGACGACCAAAGTGTTTATGGTTTCGGTTGTGGCTCACAGTACACCACTGGAAGCAAAGACAAAACAGGCATGGACACTATAAACGGTGTGCATAGCGGTGCCAACAAGGTGTGGAACGTTGAAGGTGCAGTCGCCTGCAACTACGAGGTTATGGACTTCTACGGTGTAAACATAAGCACATTCAAGGAGTGGAAGGCAAGCAAACGCTCACAAGTGGGACCCGTGGACGGCAACGCCCACATCTACGATCCACATACCGACACCGAGCGAGTGGTACCATATCCAACACAATCGGGCTATAACATTGCCCGAATAAGGCTTGGTCGCTTCTGTGACATAATCGCAAGTTCAGTAAACAACGATACCAGCAAGTGGGTTACATGCTTCTGTGCTGTTACATACTACTCTGGCGTACCTGGTCGCTGTGTCGGTCGTGCGGGCAACAATGCGAATGCGAATGGCGGTCTCGGCTACTCGAATGCGAGTAGCGCTTCGTCGAGTTCGAGTACGGTGGGCGGTGGGCGTCTTGCCTTCTCTGGAATATTGAGCAACGATGCTGAGATTGACAAACTGATTGAAAATAACTTGGAAGAATATGATGATACGAAAAAGCAATAGGATGGAGAGGTCGGCTGTCAAGCCGACCCGACCACCATAACAGAAATGCCCAATGGGCAACACATGTGAATATCAAATAAAGTAACAAACAATAAAAAATAATAACTCAATCGTCTGAATAAGCGGAAACGGAAGCGTCAAAACGTAGCCGTAGCCGTGGGAACAAAACAAAGGCGGAAGTCCTTGACGTCGCTGTGTCGGTCGTGCGAACAACAATGCGAATGCGAATGGCGGTCTCGTCTACTCGAATGCGAATAACGCTTCGTCGAATTCGAATACGAATAACGGTGTGCGTCTTGCCAACTATCCCTAACACTCCACACCTTCTGGAGTGAATAACATCGTCGCTCCAGCGTCGCCCATGTATGGGCATTGCTGCCGACGAAAGGACGGAGCCTCGGCAAAAGCTGTCTATATAGGCAGGAAAGCGGAAAAATTACAAGGGTGCAGTCTATCATAGGAGAGTAGATGCAGCAATGCAGGTGAAAGCCTTAACGACTGCGGAACGAGAAGAAATCAATAAGCCAATGAAGAGATATGGCAACCTCATAAATGAAATCATCGACCGAAGTAATCTTGAAGCGTCGTTTGATGAAGTGACTTGTGACCTATCGAAATGGTCGAAGGAATACTACAGAAGCAAGAAAGAAGAGATAATCAACCGTCTTGCTACAACCATCGGAAACGGCAGCTTTAGGATTACACGGTTTGAGGAGTTTGAGGTTAAGGATGGCAACAAGATTAGAAAGGTACAGTCGCCACCAGTGGAAGAGCGCATCGGCTGTAACGCTGTGATGCGAGTAGTAGAACGCTACGTCTATCCGACTGTTATCCCTACGAGTTGCGCCAGTATCAAAGGCAGAGGAATGCACAAGCTATTTAGGAAGATGCGTTCCGACATTCGTCACAACATGGAAGACTGTTGCTATTATTTCCAAAGCGACTTCCGTAAGTTCTACGAGAGCATCTGTCAGATACTGATGAAGCAGGTGATACGACGATACATCAAGGACAAAGTGTTGTTACCGATACTCGACAACTTTATAGAGCTGATGCCCAAAGGATTGTCAATCGGTCTTCGCTCGTCACAATGTTTCGGCAACCTGCTGCTAAGCGAACTCGACCACAGGATGAAAGAGAAGTACGGAGCAAGGTTTTACTACCGTTACTGCGACGACATTCTGATACTGGCAAAGACAAAGAAACGTCTTTGGTGGCTACGAGAGAAACTACATGCCGAAGCGGAGGCATTAGGACTCGAGATAAAGCCCAGTGAAGCCATCCGTCCATTGAGTGAAGGCATCGACTTCCTCGGCTTCGTTTATGACGGAGGCAAGGCGAGGATAAGGAAGCGCACCAAGCAACGCTTTGCACGCCACATGGCAAAGGTGAAGAGCAGAAGCAGAAGGCGCAAATTGATTGGTAGTTTCTACGGCATGGCAAAATGGGGAAATTGCAGACACCTTATGCAGACGATAATCGACAAGAGAAAAGATATGGAAGAGTTTAAGAACCTCGGTTTAGTGTATCAACCCGAAGACGGAAAGAAGCAGTTTGTTGGCGAGCGAGTGAAACTTGGCACTCTGGTAAACCTTCACATCGTCATACTTGACTTTGAGGAAGATGTACCCACAGAGAACGGAAACAGCACTCTGGTACAATTCCAGTTTGACAATGGCACGAAAGCCAAGTATTTCACATCGGACAAACGTCAGTTGCAATTTCTTCGTGCAGCAAAAGAACGAAAGGTGTTGCCTTTTGGTACCACCATAGGCATGGAGAGTTTCGGCAAGGGCGTGCGCTACACCTTCAATTAGTAACCCATAAAAACGAAAGGCAATGGAAAAGATTTTTGGAGCGAAAGAACGGCAGGACGGAGTAGTGAGAGTGTCGTCAAGAAGCTATATTCTCTTCTTCGGTTATGGTGAGGAGAACGGCAACGGCTACAACTACCGTGCGAGGTTTGACCACAAGCCAAGTGTCAGTGAACTGCGTGAAGTGATAGAAGCTCATGTGAACGGACTGACCGACGCAAAGATTGTCAGTGGCTACGAGTGGGCAGGTAAACAAGTGTGGCTTAGTGATGCCAATCAGCGTAACTATGCAAACGCTTATATCAGCAAGAACCTTCCAGTCAAGATAAGAGTGTACGACAACATTGCTGAAGGAGAGACCTCATCAACGGTGATCAGCTTGAACACCGAGGAAGAACTCGACGCTTTCTATCAAGGCATGGTGTGTCACGTCAATGCGTGCTTAGAATCAGGCTGGCAAGAGAAAGACAGCGTAGACTACGAGAAACTGTTAGAAAATTGTTAAACCCAAACCTATTATTTATGAAAAAGATTTTTGCATGGCTCAAACAGAGCAACCGTTTAAGACACCTTGCAGGCGGCTATGCTATCGGAGTGTGTTCGGACAGCGCATACTGCGGTATGTATGCAGGTGTTATTGCAGCCTCGTCGCTGGAGTTTAAGGACAAGAGCTGGGGAGGAGAATGGGACTGGATAGACTGGGGACTTACCGTATTAGGAGCAGCCCTCGGTAGTGTTACAAAACTATTAATACGTTAAACCTATGAGCTACACAATTTCAGACCAGTTGATAGTGGTGATGTTCCTTATGGTGGGACTGCTTATCACACCACTCTTCTTTATCGCCCTTGACTTTTGGGCAGGTATCAGAAAGGCGCACACGCGAGGCGACCGCATACGGAGCGACAAGATGCAACGCACGATACAGAAACTATCGAGATACTACAACGCCATCCTTGCCATGATGGTACTGGATGCCGTTCAGATAGCAGGCTTCGTGTTCCTGCATATCTTCAACTCCTGGACTCTGTACACGTTTCCCTTGTTCACGCTGATAGCCGTGCTCTTTGTTGCTTCCATAGAAATAAAGAGCATCATGGAGCCAGCCGACGCAAAGGAGAGTAGAGAAATGAAGGAAGTAGGCGCACTTGCCAAAGCCATAGCAGCGCACCGAAGCGACCCGAAGGAGATAGCGGAAGCCATTGCCGAATACCTATCGAAGAAATAAATAAAAGTAAAGAGCGTGTGACAACCATTAAATTTGCATTATGAAGACAATAGAACTGACAGTAAACAAAGCAAACGTGTATGACGAGGTGGCAAAGACCACCTCGTACACAGGTCAGAAGATGCAAGGCGACGCAACAGCCTACGACCGCATCTTCACTACTGACGACGACCGCATGATGCTTGAACGCTTTTGGGTTGAGGCTTGCAACGGAGCGACGGAGCAGTTCAAACCCTTCTTGGTGTCTGTAAGCGACCAGCCCGTGAGTCATGGTGTGGAACTTGACAAGAACTACGTTGTGAAGCTGGAGTTGAGCAACAGCTATGACGAGTCGCTGAACGGCAGCATCGGCACCTCCCTGTTCTCCTACTTCGTAGCAATGATAGTGTCGAAGTGGTACAAGTTCACGAACAAAGGCGAGAGCCAGAGCTACGGCACAGATGCTGTTGGAGCCATAGACGATGTTATGCGGAAGATATACTACCGTAAGAAGCCCACTCGTGTAGTGCCGACATAACCAAACCCCTACTGCATAAAATTTTATTCAAACCATAAATTACAAAAATCATGAAAGTAGTAATCTTAGGAACAGCACACGGTAAGAATGTTGGTGGCAAACGTAGCCCCGACAATTCGCTGGAAGAGTATCGTTACAGTCGAGAGATAGTGAACCGACTGCGCACCGCTTTGGAAGCCAGAGGTTGTGTAGTGTATGTAGACATGCCCGAGGACGTTGTGCCCCTTCCCCAACAGCAGGAATTGCGTCTACGCTGCAACTTTGTGAACAATCTTTGCAAGAAGTATGGCAAAGACAGGTGTCTGTACGTTTCGATACACGTCAATGCAGCAGGCGGAGAAGGCAAGTGGATGCTTGCAGGCGGTTGGTGTGCCTACACCAGTAAGGGTACGACCGTTAGCGACAATCTTGCAGAACGTCTGTATGAAGCAGCCGAGAAACATCTGAGCAGTTATGCCGAAATCATGGAGGAAGGCAAGAAGGACGGCTCGTATAGCAGCAAGCAGACCCCTATCCGTACTGACAAGAGCGATGGCGACAAGGATATGGAGGCAGACTTCTTTGTGCTGAAGCATACCGCATGTGCAGCCGTTCTGACAGAAAACCTTTTCATGGACAACAAACGTGACGTGTCATTCCTCCTCAGCGAGAAAGGCAAGCAAAGTATTGTTGCCCTTCACCGAGACGGCATCTTAAACTTCATCAAACAATAAACACGAAGCATTATGGAAAAGAAAAAGTTAGACGACTTCTTTGTAATGTTGATAGTGGTGCTCTTCGGCTTTGTCTTAGGTTACGTTGTAGGAGCATTTGTCTTAGATCATGCCGTAGGCAATGTGACGGAAGAGAAGCAGACCACCATCACCAAATGGGACACAGTGTATATTGCATCCCCAGTGGCGAATGACAGCGCAACAACGGATTACATTGTGCGTTGGTTGCCGACTGCAAAGGAGAAGCGAGAAGGCAGTGCCGACGGGCATCACCAGGAACTTGTTGTGAACGACACATCACCCGACAAAGTGTTCCAGCCTCCTAATGACAGCGCAGCAGTGATAATCCCGATTGTGCAGAAGAAGTATGAAGGTGACGAATACACAGCATGGGTAAGCGGTTATGAGCCACACCTTGACAGTATCAACATATTCAGACGCACCGACATCGTGACCAAGACTCTATACATAGAGAAGAAGCGACGACGATGGGGATGCGTAGTAGGTGTTGGAGCAGGCGTGAATGTGAAAGGCGAGGTACAGCCGACGTTGGGTATAACCTTCGGCTACCGTCTGTTCTGAATGAGAGTATAACCAATAACATAATATAGAAATGGCAAAGAAAACTATTGCAATCACTCTGTATATGTCGGAGCTTATCTACGACGTGCAGAACAAGACCTATCTTACAGGCAGAAGCCGAACGAACGGCACGAACCATGAGGAGGTGGCAAACATGCAAGCCAATGATGACGACGAGAACGCAAACCAGATATTGCGCTCCATCGGTAATGCCTTCGCTAACTTGAAGACCAAGCTAAGCGAGTTCATCAACGAGACAGGCACCAGTGCTAACGACAAGCTGCTGAGTGCCACCAGCAACCTCACCATATCTCTGAACATGCCCCCGAACTACAACAGTGCAGGTAACGACACAATCAGCTCGGCATTGCATCAGTATCTTGTGAACAGTGCCATAGGCGACTGGTTCACCATCACCAACAAGAACGACGCAGGCGACTACATCACCCTTGCTGCCGCCAACCTTGAGCAGTTGCGTGAAGCAGCCAACAAGCGCAGCCGTCCGACACGCACAACCGTGGCGTAAGGCATGGACGAGAACCGTTACAACAGCACAGGACTGACGGCACGCACCAAGACCGTGAAGCTGCTCTTCAAACGTAGTGAGCTGCTGTATGACATCAAGAACTATGCCTACGTTGAGGGCGATGTTATGCAGGTGAACACGGAACACGACCGTCACCAAGTGCAGGACATTGGCGAGACAGGCAATATTGACAGGGTGACAAAAGTGCTTGACCTTGCCTATGCAGAGAGTGTAGAAGCTCTTTTTCCATACACAAAACAAGATGTGGAGCAAGTGACAGAAATGGACAACATGCCCACAGTGGTCTACGACGAGGAGCCACCAACCGACGAAGGAAGCGACGAGGTGTTTACCAACGAGAAGCCCGAGGTAACCAAGTCGCAGGACTACGAGATACAGTTGCTTGTACCCGACGCTTACAGCAAGACCACGGTAACCTTGCTTGTGAGATACATACATGAGTACATGGTGTGTCGTGTGTTGGCAGACTGGATGAGCATAACCAATCCCCCATCGGCACCGAGGTGGAAAGAGAAAGAGCAAGAAATGCTTGAAGCGATGAAGGAAGCCGTGAACTTCAGAACCAAGAGAGTAAGAAGAACACAGACCCCATTCTAAAGAATACAAAAAGAGAGCAGCCATTACGGTTGCTCTCTTTTTGTATGTTATCGTGGTTGATTGACGAGACGAAGCTGGAACTGTATGGAAGCACCATACAACGACTCATCGGGTAAGATGTCGCATAGCAGGACTATGCGGAAATACTTGTAAGGCGAGCCACGGAAGCCACGCAAGTAATGGTCGGTGGACGAATAGACCAACTGCCAGTTGAACAAATCCCGAGAGCCAAACAATATAGACTTGATGTGTCCTCTTCGGAACATACCTCTTTGGATCACCGTGTCGATAGTCTTCAAAATGTCTGGAGCTTCGAGTTTGAGCGGACGAGAGACAAGCATCCCCTTTACTGGAGTGTTGTCAATAGCCACGTCAGAGAAGTTGACGATGTTCAATGTTTCCTTTTCTATATCCTTCTCAACCGCCCATGCTTCGGGGTAAGAGTTGACAGCGTAGAGTAGCTTCGACTCAATGAGGCTCCACTTTTTCTCCTCAATAGAATAGACATAAGCATATACGCACTTTTCACTGAAGACTATCAGCAACTGGTCTACATAATCGTAAATGATTTGGCAGTTGCGAATGAACGTCGAAAACGGCACAATGTCGAACATCTTATAATCATTACCAGCGAGGTATGTTCTTAACGTGTTTCCGAGTGACAAGATATTGAATGGAGTGTTCGTGTTGATAGGCTCAGATATGCACTGAGTATCGGTGCCCGAAAGCATCATAATGCCACGTTCGGTAGTGAAGAGCACGGCACTGTCTATTGGTGTAATGCTCTTGATGTTGTTACAGACATCACGAGACACCGACTGACGTACCGAATAGCTACCGTCGTTCGCCACCTCCATTGCCCAGATACCATCTGACGAAAAGATGTACAGAGGCGATTGTCCGAACTGGTTGCGAGTGATTGGACGAGTGTTAGACGCAGCAGCATACAATATGCCGTCACCGACACGCACACGCTGCTCAATCATAATGGGATTGCCCTGCACCGACACAAACACCATATTGTCCTTGTTGGTAGAAATAACAGAGCGAGGAAGCGACAATCCATTGTCGGTGTCGTCGCCAGTTGCCACAGGGTCGCCAAATCGGTATGCACCTTTGAGGAAAGGATGCGCCTGCAGTTCGTATTTGTATTGCTTGCCATTCTCGTATATGGTAGCTTCGACCGCCTTAGAATTGGTGTAGAAGAACCAACGTCTGTTAGCCGAGGACTGGGTATTCTTACCTCTTACAGCATATTGCAGAGCTTCGCTTTCACGCTGCTCAATGCCCACTTTGTAGTTTGCGTCATGCTCTTGCGTCTGTACAAAGCCACACATGGCATCGAGGTCGAAGCCAACAAACTCGCTCTCAATGATACCTACCCAATGCTCACGCTGGTTGTAAGACATGGCATATTTAGCGTTGTATGTGGCAAGGTTTTCTGTATTGTCAGCCAGAAGCGATGTATTTCCCGACAAGCCTTTGAGTACCTCGGCATCCAAAGGAACATCAACAAAGTTGTCATTCATGGATATTTCATCCTTCTTGATTTCCTTAATGATTTTGAAGGCAGACACACCCGACAACTTCTCCTCGTAGCTATCAAAGTGAGGAAGCGTGAGATAACTTGTAGCTGTGCTTGCAATGTTCTTGATACCACTGAGCGAATAGGTCTTGTTGGCAGGAGCCGAGTCGGTAACGTAGATATTCTGCCTACATTCTTCGAGCGATGCACCCTCCTTGTAAAGATAGATAGGGTCTGACACAGCAACGACAAGAGTGTCTACAAGGTCTTCCATGTCAAGAAGGTTTTGCAGCTTCACCTTATCCTTGACACGATACATAAGTTTGGAACTATATGCCTTTGCCGTGACGAGCGCATTATAATAGATGCTCTCGCTGTTGACTTTCTTCAACTCACTCAATTCGATAACAGGCGTAACCTCCGTATTAGGCTCCATGAGTATAGGCGGTGATACAGTGATAATGTCTCCAGTAATCATTCTGAAACCATAACGGACGAAGAAAGGCAGCGCAAATCTGTTGCCGTCTCGGCAGTTGGCAAGCAATGTGTTTGCAAGACCAAGCAACGCATTATTGGCACTCTCTATGGCGTTGTAGAGATATGTGCCACTTGGCTGTATAACAGCCACCTGCTTATCAACCATGATCGTACCTACATGTTTTCCGTTCCAGACAGGACCATCCTGGGAGTTAGCACGGAAGGAAACGTAAATACGCACAACGTCCATTGTCGGGGTAAATACAAGGTCGCCTCCTACCTTACCACCATCCAGTGCATACCATTTACCATCTGCATCATAGAGAGTTACATTGAAATACATTGTAGAAGTAGCCGTCTTCCTTGAGACTTTTATTCTGTATACGACACCCTTTGAAAGGTTACATGCTATTGATAAACCTCCAAACGAAACCTCATAGGCGTGCGTAACAACATTCTCCCATGTTGCCGCAGGCGAGCCATTAGAGTCTTTGAGCACGCTGTTAATCACTTGCGACTGGGTGCGTATTATAGAGTCGAGACCGAACTGCAGAGTAACGGCATAGTCGGCAGTACTGAAAGGACGGTACTTGCCACGCAGATAAACAAAATGGTCTAAGGAGTCGGCTCCATAGACGCATAACACATTGCCAGTGGCAGTGCATTTGATAGTGTCCACATCATACATCTTGATGAGCGTGCGAGTAGCCTCGCCCAACTTGCCGTAGTATAGTGATTTGTCCTTCTTGATGATGAGGAACTTAGTGTTGTCATTAACCGTGTGTATGAAAATCAACTCCTCACCCTTTTGTAGGGAGCCAATAGTGGAGGGAGTGTGCATGCCATGCAACTCCCCATTCTTTGGAACGAGATTGAAAGACAAAGCGAGGTCGCCATCTGGCGAGTCGTAGTCGGAAGGTGAGACCGTGTAGCCTCCATACTTTATTTCCTTTATCATACGTTACTTATTTTTGAAGATTGATTTTCGTAATAAGCGACACCATGCAGCCGTAGTTGTTGAACGTCATACACTCGCCAGCAGGTACTCGAAGCACGTCATTAAAGCCGTAGCCTTGTGTCCGCATCATAACATGCGTGAGACGTTTGGAATAGCATCTGAAATTACGGCTTCCAGTTTTGGAAGGTCTTACAGTTGCTTCGTGTGAGCCGACGTAAGAGTCAGCCTTATGCTTTACATATAGCTGATACTCGCATCCATTAACGGCAATGTCAATGACATCGCCCTCGCATAGATTGAGCACCTTTGCAATTCGTGAGGTGATGTCGATACGCCCATTTGGATAGAACGTTACATCTGGGCGACGAGTTATGTTCAGAATACTGTGCATGGTGTCGTTTGCAAAAATAGAGAATTTGACTTTGTGAGTTGCTTTATTTATTTATCGAACAAAGAAGGTTGATGCTGTTGCAGGTATGCGTCTCCGTGTGCTATATATTCGTCCACTCGCTTTTCAAGCGCAAGTGACTTATCCCAAAGGGGCTTACGGACTGATTGCCAGTCCTGCCCTTTGGTAGAATAGAAGTCCTTTTGCGCTTGCCGCATCTGTTTAACGAGATTGAAGAACGCCAGTCTTCCGTTATTCATCGTCTTTCTCGTTCTCATTGTCGCTGATTTCGAAGACGAAATCAGCCCAAATGTCAATGAACTGCTTGCCTGCATACTCTGCCAAGTCTCTGTTTGAGAAGGCAAGACGCACACCGTTATCCGCATACGAATACGACGAAGCGTGACTCGCAATCGAGTAGACGAGACCGCCATTCGCATACGCATTGCTGCTCGCACGACCGACACAGCGACGCTTTTCCTCCTCGGAGAAGTTGTCGTACTCTTCCTTAGTGTAGATGTAGAACCAGGGATAGTAGCGATATTCGTCTTCAGTAAACTTCGGGTGCCAGCCTTCATTGAGAGCTTCAGTAATGATACGCAGCTTTAGGAAAGCTACAACATCCTTGCCCATCCATTCTGCAAGCGACTGCTCACCGTTAGCTCTGGTGACCAAAGCATCGTAGACAGACACCATAGGATGGTCTTCACCCAGTTCGTTGCAGGCATCCTCGAAAGTCTTTATGCGCTCAGTTACTGGTCGGTTGTCCTTCTCGTCAACCATTACGAGGACGGTCTTGCCGCCTACTTCCTGCCACTCTGCCTTCTTGTCAGCAGGCACTTCAATCTGAATTGTTTTTGTTTCTTTCATGTTGTTTATAATTGAATGGATTATAATGTTCTGTATGTTGAGTTCTCGAACACGATGCGTTCAAACATTTCGTTGAAACGGTCAGCGATGCGTTCGCCATAGTGTTCTCGAATTTGTTTCGGAGTTAGGTTGGTGGTGACAATAGTGAAGAGCTGTGCGTTATAGCGATGGCTCAACAGTTCTATGACAGGGCTTAGCACGTTGCCATAGTCGAGCACTTCCGACGGCTCCACGCCCAAATCGTCGATGGAGAGCATGAGCTGTGAGCAAAGACCTTTGTATGTCTTGTAATCGTTCTTTGCAGCGTCGCATATCTCCCTTGCATCCACCTGCTTGATGTATAAGCCATCGTTGCTGTAATCGTGTCTGTAAATCCACGATACGAGGTCACGAATGGCATGTGACAATGTAGTCTTGCCATTGCCACACTGCCCACAAAGAAGCATACCGAACTTAGGACACTCGGCAGTGAGCCACCGTGCCGCAGCCTTGATATGCTCTTGTGTGGCAATGTCGTCTTGATAAATGCGGTGTCTGAATTCCACATTAGCCTTGTAGGCTGCTGTGATAGCATCGACTGACGCTTCATATTGCCACGGCAATCTAAAACGCTCCGCTGTAGTCTTGCGGTTGAGAAGTTGTTGTTTGAACGCCTCTACGTTTATTCGCTGCGCTTGTTCTTTCTGATTGTTCATTTGCTTTTCTTGTTTCGGCTTCGAGTACAATCCTCAGCCAGTCGTTAAAATGATTAATAGCGTCTCGTCGGTCATTATGCTCTGTCTGCCTACATTGGCAGTCAAGAATGAACTGAGCGTAACGTTTAGAGAGTTCAGCCTGGTTGATGTGGAACTTCATGCACATACACTCCTGCTCATATTCACCGATGAGAGCTTTGATGTCGGCTTGAGTGTCTGCAGGAGGTGAAGAGTTCTTGGCAGGCTTATCGGACTCTGGAGCGGACGGTGTCACCTTTGGTTTTCTTGGTCTTCCACCACGTTTGCCAGCCTCAGACCTTTTGCGGCTCACCTCGTCCATCTGCTTAATGCGTCTAAGCATAGACGACGAATAGAAGAAAGCGTGATCGTCGGTGAACTTGAACAGCTCAAAGTCTTCGACGACGGCACGGATAAGTTCAGCATCAACACGCAGGTCGTAGGATATGGCATTATAGTCGGTGGCGCACATGTATCCAGTAGCGTCACGCATCCGCTCCAGCACCATGAAGAATACACCATACCCAGCAGCTCCGTATTTCATGCGAAGTCGGATGATGCGCTCGTCGTTACGAGCATTGCTGTCGTGGGAGAAATAGTTCATAAGAAACTTATTAGATGGTGTTAGTAATGTTATTTACAAGTTGGGAGGTAGTGTTTCACTTCACTCATAAAATCGTCGAGCGAACGGCAGACAACGTATTTGTAGCCTTGCTTCTGAATGTACTCCTGCCATTCCTTTTGCGAGTCACGTTGCCGACCGATGCGAGTCTTCATTTCTATTGCAAGACCGTGGAAGCATCCCGATGGCACGAGCAGCAATAAGTCAGCAACACCAGCTACCACCCCTTCTGCTTTGAGTTTGCCAGCCGTAACCTTGTCTCTCCGCCCACCATTTGGTACGGCAAATAGGTTGAGGCTAAGTTTAGAGTACTGAAGGCGGAACCAGCGGACGCAAGCAACTTGTATCTGATGTTCCTCATCATGTTGTTTGCGTCGCTGCTTCACGCCATTGTTGGCAAGCTCTCGCATCTGTTCGAGCGACATTCCCATTAGTCCGTCTTTTCGGCTGAACGGTTAGTGTCGTGCAAGAACACATCAAAATACTTTGTCTCGTCGAGCGTGGCAATCTCGTAGTCAAGAGTTGTGTTTGCAAATGCGTCAACAACCTTCTTGCGAGCTTCACCTATGTCGTTGGCAGGAACAAGCCAGTAAACGGCTGTGCGCTTCTCCTTGCCAGTCTTCTCGTCGAGAGTGATGAACATGATTTTAGCCTTGTAGTACTTATCACCCTCGCTGTTGTCGTACTCAGAATAACGAGTGCGCTTTAGTGTCATTACATCGAAATCGCCACTGACGAAAGGCTGCATTTCTTCTGTGATACGTGACTCGGCTTCGGTGAATGTGAGTGCGTCTACGATGTAGAGTTCATTGACCTTCTTTGTTGTGCCTTCTTCGGTGGTGCGCTCATAGCGTACACCACACTCAAAAAATGTTGCTGTTATTAATCCCATAATGATTAAAATTTTAAGTAAAAGTCCAATCTTGTAGCAAGTGCATTATAATAAGTGTGCATTGCTGTAAACTGTGAGCTAAGCATAATCTTCTCCTCACTTGGCATGTCTCTGTACTTGTTGGTTAGAGTGAACGAGTGGAGAGCCTCAATGCGGTGGCGAAGTTCTACCTCTTCGATTTGCAGGCGGTCGATGAAAGACTCTGAAAGTCTGTAAGCTTTTTCGAAGACTTCTTTGGGTGACCATGAGTAATAGCCATCTGGGTACAGCAGGAGATAACCTTCTTCTTCCTTCGTGTCTGCTGGCGTTATAGAACGTCCAAGAAACTTCTCGGCATCCGTTCTCGTCATAGGTATTGCCTTTACCGTCTTAGTTGCGGTAAACTGCTTCATATTACGCTCTATCTTTTCCATAGTGATTACTGTTTAACGATGAGTGATTGTGATTGATTGAACTTTACCTCCTTGTGGGCAGGTATGATGATAACTTCTCCAGTTCGTGGATTGCGTCCTGCCTTCTCCTTGCGCTCCTTGATAGCGAAGGAACCCAAGCCACGGAGATACACATTGCGTCCGTTCTTGAACGCATCCTTCATGATGTCAATGACACCATCAACCGCTTTGATAGCGTCAGCGAGTGGCATGTCTTTGCGTTCTGCCAACTCTCTTGCAATTTCTAACTTTTTCATTTTGAATAGAGTTAAATTTGTTATTTGTATGTTTTACTACTTTTGCGTCGCCTAAAATTATTCGTACATCGTCTCTATGTTGAAGCGACGTGTACCGCTTATAGAGTGCGTCTTGCAGATTGTCAAGCATGGTGAGCCATCCAATTTCGTAATCGAAAGTTACTGGTGCCGTGTAGCGGAATGTACAGAAGAAGCGTTCGCCATGATTGACCATGATGTCTATGTCGAGTGTTATCCAGCGTTTGCCGTTAGAATCGACGTATGAGCCTTCGGGGGGGGTAGGATGGAGCATATTACTTTTGAAATAAATTTGGTTGTAAAAATTCGTTTATTAACTCGTTGAAATATTGTTCGTCTTCTGGTATATCATCCGATGAAGCCATAATCTCATTAGCGATAGACTTCTTCTTGTGGATGATTTTGTAGAGTGCGTGGTCGATGGTGCCACGTCCCAACAAATAATAACACGTTACGTTGTCCTTCTGCCCGATGCGGTGGGCACGGTCTTCACACTGGCAGCAATCGGCATACGTCCAAGCAAGCTCCACGAAAGCAACATTTGATGATGCCGTGAGTGTGAGACCAACACCAGCAGCCTTGATGGAACAGATGATGAGGTTGCTGTGTCCGCTTTGGAAACTATCTACGGCAGCTTGTTTGCTAACAGCAGAGTCACGCCCCGTAACCGTAACCGCTTTGGGGAACGCCTTTTTAAGTTCGTCCACAATCTCATGCAAGGAGCAAAAGAGAATAAGCGGTTTGCCCGAGTCGAGGAAAACACGCACGAAGTCGATAGCTTGCTTTACCTTTCCTTTTGCAGAGAGCGAGCGCAGCGTCATGAACTTGACAAGAGCCTCCATGCGCATCTTGCGACGTATCTCATGGTCGGTACACTCCTTGTATGTGCGCAGATACTCTGCAAGGTCGTTGGCAGCAAGGTCGTACTCCTCCCGATTGCTGATGTCAACATATAGGTCGCAGCGTGTCTTAGGAGGAAGCTGAGTAAGTACCTTCGCTTTTTCTCGTCGGATCATGCACTTGGAGTAGAGACGTTGGCTAAGGGCTGAGAGGTTTTCGCCTTCGCCATACTCAGCGAGAAACTGACTTTTGCCGCCAAACTCGTTGAGTCGTCCCATTATGGAGAGTTGTGCAACAAGGTCTTCTGGTCGGTTTACAACTGGCGTGCCCGATAGCATTATCACCCAGTCTTTGCCAGTGCAGATGCCTTTAGTGAAGATAGTCTGTTGTGCCGATGGGTCTTTTACACGGTGCGACTCGTCGATGATAACAGAACGGAACTGCTTAATCTGTGGGCAGAAGACCACATCTTTCAGTCGGAAGTTCTTGCCACCCTTGATGTCCCATACGAAATATTTGCGCAGCGACTCGTAATTGACTATTGCGACGTGGTGCATACCCATTTGCAGGAGATACGACCATGTGGTGCGTGTGGAGTTGTCGAGGACGAGAGCTTTCTTATCCGTGAACTTCTCAAATTCCCTTTGCCAGTTGATTTTGAGGGATGAAGGACAAATGACAAGGCAAGGGTAAGCGTTGGCAGTATCGACGATGCCAATAGACTGGAGAGTCTTTCCAAGCCCAGGCTCATCCCCGATGAACAGTCTTCTTTTTTCGAGACCGTACTTTATTCCTTCCACTTGATAAGGGTACGGCTGGATGCGAAGATGGTGGTTTAATTCTGTACTTGCCATTGTTTATTCTGTTTTTACTGTCTGGAATGTATCTAAGACTTCCATTGAGTGAGTATATCATGTTACTTGTAGTTTTCTACTTCTTCGATAAGAGCCTGCCTGTCCGTGCCACGGAGATAGATACGCAGTATGGCATCAACCGATCGAGAAAAGAACTTCTCAAACTCTGTATTGTCCATTTTGGCAAAGCTGATGGAGCCAGTCTTTACAATCTGTCTTCCACCATGCCAGCGTGTGGTGAATAGTCCGAGATCAATCTTCAGACAATCGAGCAGGTCTTCTTCTGTGAATATCTGCATTTGCTGTTGAATGAGGTGCGGAAGATTGGCAACGGTGAGCCTAAGCAGAGCGAAATACTTTTTGTGAAACTCGTAGTTGCGAGGACGCTTGATAGTGCAAAGCACGTTGTCTCCAATGCGAAGTCGGTGCTTCTCGTCAAGGTCGCTGTCATACATTGGTATGAGTCCTATGTCAGTGACACGGCAGTATATATCCATATTCGTTAGAGATTTAGGCACCAGTAATGGAACGCCAGTTCTTCGTACTTCTCACGTCCACGATTATAGTTAGCGTCTCCACGTTCAATGTACTTCTTGAAGACAAGTCCGTTTTTCTTGCTGATAGCGTATATGAAATCACGGTCAGAGTGTGCGATGTCCATGTACCATGCACGGCTTCTATCCCAGTCGAAGAAATCGACAGCCTCCTCGAACTGCTTTTGTGATGATGCGAAGGTCGTCTTCAAGTCACCACCGAAGCCAGCCATCGGCAACCACCAGTCCCACTTGCAGCGAGTGTCAAGGCAGAAAGGAAAGCTACCATACTCGAACCGCTGTTGCTTGTTCACCATGAAGCGTTGAGTGTCGGAGAGTTCGAGCACCTTTGCAAGAAAGGGGTCGTGCTTTGCTTCCGTCAGTAGTGCCTGGTGCATCTGCTTGGCATGGTAGAACTCGTCTTCGGTGTACTGAACATCATCAACAGTTAGCTGATAATAGTTTACTCTTGACGGTTCGGTGATGATAGCATCCACCAGTGACCCAAAGCGGAAAGCCGCCTCCTTGTCGCCAAACTGCATACGAGGGTGCAATAGCTGCTTCAACTCTGTTAGGTCAGAGTTGGAGACCTCGGGGCGATTGTAGTATTCATCTGGATTGTGATTAGCCATAGTTACTTAGCTTTAACTTCTTCTTCGTATGATACGGACTCGTCGGCAATGGTGACGGAGTTCTGCTTGTCGTTGGCACGCTTCTCGCAGTAGGTTATCTGCTTCTTGAACATCTTTGTAAGTTCTTCGACCGTCATCTTGCAGCCTTCCTCAGTCCACCACATTGAGAGTACAGGCATGATGCCCTCGGGATTGAGCAATACGAGCTTCTTCTTGACGGCAGTCTTCGGCTGATAGGTCGGCACGCTAACAGAAGCCGTGTTGAAGAGAGCACCCATTTCAGACTGTTGCTTCTTCATTTCGAGTTCGGCAGCTTCCTTCTTCTCACGCTCAATGCGTTCCTGCTCCTTCTTTGCAGCTTCAGCCTCCTCACGTTCCTTGATTTCACGCTTGATACGCTCGGCTTCTTCATCACTGGCTGCTTGTGCTGCACGCTTCAGCTCTGCTTCCTTAGACGGCAGCATTGTGATGTACTCCTGCTTTGCCTTAGTGATCTGAGAGGAATACAGTTCACGGAAGTTGGCTATTAGTCTGTTGAGGACAGACGCACGAATGTTTGCAAGTTCTTCGCTGCTGACATTTGTAGGCAGAAGTACCATTGAACGAGAGAATGGAGTCTCGTCAAGAGTGGAGGTGAAGTTGGCTATTGTCTCCTTGCTCTGTTGAATGTTGTCAAGGGTTATGCCTGCATTGATGACCATGAGCTTGTTAAGAGAACCGTTCAGAACACCATTGAACACTCTGCGGTAGTCTTCTTCGAGGTCGGTGCGATACTTTGCAATAGATGCCTGCTTCTGCTGCTCTTTCATGGCAGTACGACGACGCTCTTCCTCTTGTCTACGCTTCTGTACTGCAAACTCGTTGCGGAGCTGCTGGAGCTGGTAAGGAACGGAGTCTTTCTTCGTTGGGTCTACATCCGACTCCATAGATGTGAAGTTAGTGCGTATCTCGTCGAACATCTTTGTGAGTGGGCTACGCTTGTCGTACATCTTCTTGACAGTCTTGCGTGCTTTCTCGATGAATGATGCCGCCTGCTGGTCGAGTTCGTCATTCATACCCTGCTGCTGAATGGTTGCAAGGAGAGTATTACCTGCTGCAAGGCAACGCTGACGTGACACTTGGTTCTCGCTATATGCTTGTGGAGCTGTAGAAGCAATAAGTTCTACATTCTCTCGCTTGATGATTGCTACTTCGGTACTCATGTGAAATTTGTTTTAAGTTGCGCCACCCGTGCCACAAGGCACAGGCGACGCTTGCGATTATGATTGAAAAAAGAAATTGTTAGAACGCTCCATCATCATCGGTGGCACCCTGCTCTGGTACCTCTGCCTTTGCAGGGTCGATGGTTACACCCTCGGAAGTGTCGACGGCATTGCCGAAGGCAGGATTATTGTCTACTGGCATTGCAGGAGCAACACCGTAGAAGTCGTCAACTTCCTGCTGCTTGTTGTCGTCCTGCTGGCTTTCAAGCTCTGTGCCCTTGCCGATGCGTATTTTTGGATAAGTGCTGAAGGCGTGCTTGATGAGCTTTGCAGCGAGGAAGCCTGTGTCGATGCCGCCATGATTAGACTGATAGAGTTCGTTGGGCTTCTCTATCCACTGACGAGTATTAACATCCCAACGACGATTGTTCTTGCCCGAGTAGTCCATGAGTCGCATCCAGTCTTCTTCAAGCATGACCTTGTAGTCAATAGAGCCGTCGGCACGAGTAATGCGAAGGAAGGCAGCAACGATGTGGTTAGACTTGTGTGGGAAGTGGCACATGTACTCGACAATCTTCTGTCCTCCCTTGTCGCCAAATGCAAACTCGTCCTCCTCGTACACCAAGACTGGGTTATCGGCATGTCTTATCTGACCAGCTCTTGTGCGCAATACCAACTCGCCATATCCGCTGACGGTAAGAGTAAGGCGACCTTCGTAGATTTTCTTGCCGCTTGCGTCTGAACCGATGCAGGCATTGCGTCCTTGCAGGTAGCAGAGAGCACGGGTGCCAGGCTCCAAAGAAAGACCACACACGGCAAGGTCGATGAATGAAGTGAAGACAGAGAAACTTGTAGCCTTCTGCAACTTCTCTTCGTCACGGAGCTTGTTGTTGAAATAGAAACTCTCACGCTCGTAGGCAGCTTCACCAGTACCTGCACCCCAAAGAGTGTCGTAGATCTGAATGAAACGTGCTTTTACAGTCTCGTTCTCTACCACTTCGAGTGGCTTGAGTTGGTTGATAGTATCAACCGTTAATGCGATATTACTCATATTACAGTGATTAAAGTGTTAAACTTACTTGTTGAGGAAGGGCAGGAGTCGAACCTGCGTCTGCTATTCATTATGGCAAATGGCAACTATAAGTGTTGTTCTACCGTTGAACTATCCTTCCATGTTGTGACTACCATTCGTCTCCCGACGGAGCAGCCACATACTAAACTTAAAACAAAAAAGATTGTATGTAGAATGAAAATTGCCTATCCGTATTTCCAGTTGAGATAGTCGGCTTCGTCTCTGAAGCCGTGAGCCTCATACTCGTCTTCTTCTGGGTTTTCCTCCTGCCATTCTTCTTCTATTGCATCCCAGTCGGGAAGAGCTTCCTCAATAGCTTTGCATAGCAGAGGGCAGTCGTGCTCATTACCATTGTCATGAACGATTACAACCGAAGTGTCACTATGATGGTCGATTACCAACTCTATAAATCCGTCATTGGTGTCTACCGTAGCGCAGGCATAAGTGGCATAGTCAATACCGCTGCTGCCAATCTCAGACTTGATAGCTTCGACCATTGCGTCATAGCACTCATTTTTGATTTTCGTCAGATTCATCGTCGTATTGTTTTTTGAGTTCAACAATGCCTTCGTATATCAGCTTGCTCCATTTATCGGCAGGGATTCCGTAGAGAATGTCAGCCTTTAGCTTCAACGTGAGCAACGCTTCCGATGCACCCTCGTTGTAGGAGTGACGGTTAGCCTCGATGTACTCCTTCTCGGTGTAACCTCCGAGGAGGTTTATTAGGAACTTTCTCATTGTCATTCTGCTTTTTCGATTGTTATTTTAATATTCAACTTCTTTGCCTTTAGTAATCCTTCTGCATTTAGGATATACGCATAAAATGCTTTGGCAAGAAGCTGTTTAAACTCATCCGCATGGTAACCATCCACAAGAGGCTTTTGTAACGCTGCTTCTTTTATAGGTTGTTGGTTCTTATTAAGATTGAAAAGCAATGTCCAGCCATTGTTGAGCCTTTCGTACTCCATCGTTTGTGTTACCATCTTTAATTCTTCTTCCATAGATTATTCCTCCACGTTTTTAATTGTTATTGTTAGTCGAACCTTGTTTGAGCACAATGTGTTCATGCCGAGGTCAATTACAGCACGCAGGTATTCGCCAAAAACATCGTAGATGTTATCAATGGTTTTGTCTGGCTCTTTGCTATAGATAGCTGCACTTTTGCTGCCGTCGTCTATATCATGCAGCAGGTAGCCGTTGTCGAGACATTCTACCTCGCACGTCTGTTTCAGTTTTTCTTCTGTCATTTTGTAGGTAATATTAAACTTGCTGGCTGCTGCTTCTTGTATTTCCTTCCTGTCAATCATAATTGAATTGTATTTATTATTTGAACTTGATGATAATCACGTCTTTATCTATAGGTGCTCCCATCTTTTCGTTTCCTTTGTCAATGTCTATATCTGTTATTTGAAACTCCATAGTTGGCGCATCCTTTTTATAGCCGAGGCGAAATTGAACATGTGTATAATCCTTAGGTGTCAATCCTACATCACCGAAGCTATATTTTGCAATCATCGGACTTTGAACATCAAACAATCGCTTCAACCAGTATTCTTTGATTTCACGATATTCTTCTCGCTTGGCACCAATCGCAATGAGATTGTACCATTTTCTTTTGAGGGTCAACTTCAATATCTTCTTGTTCATGTTTATTTGAAATAGTCTTGTTGGTTAGATTGTGCCTTGCGCAGCTCTGCAGTGGTGTATTCCATTATGCCAACACGCTTGCAAGGATGAACTTTATTTTGGCGTACCCAACGCTGCACATTGGCACGTCCGTATTGTCGGTACGCCATTCGTTGAGAGATAACCTCTGGCTCCTGCTTTATGGCTACTATCCTTTCGGCTATGCGATTGGATAGGTCAGTCATAAAGGTATCGTAGGAAACCATGCGGTCGGGGAATTGTATCTGCATCATGGGCTAAAAGATGAAGTCGGTATATACCACCTTGTCACCTTTGAACTCTCGGAAGTGACAGATGTCTTCAAACTTGCTGCACTCGTACTTCTTTGTGCTTCTGTCGTAGTCGCCACGCACCCACACTTGGCTCTCCTTCGGCTCCTCAACTGGATTGAGTGTGAAGAACTGGTCACGCTTTAATTGCTTGATGGTTGTCTTCTCCATTACTAATCCTCCTTGTTGAAGTTAGGTATGTGCTCAAAAGCGACGGCTAAGGCAATAAGCATATTCACGAGCGCAACGAGTATTGCAACGATGCTGTTGCAGCAAGCGCAGAGCAGGAATAGTGCGAAACTTACAACGAAGTAGATGTAAGCCAGCTTCTGTTTCCAAGTGAAACTCTTGAATTCCTCTATCTCCTGTCCGTAGAGGATAGTGATAAGTTCTTTCATAAATCTATGTTTTAAGTTCATTATTTTGTTGGCATGGCTTAATGCTACAATGCTCAACGTATCTCTTTAATATCTTGCAATAGACCCCATTCAGTTGGTTGCGTGAGTCTTGGCAACCGTAGCAGGGAGTTTTAGTTTGCATAGTGGTAGATGTCAAGTGTAGCACCATTGTCGGGTGAGGTAACCTTGTACTCGACATATCCTGCCTGCTGGTTCAGTCGGCAGATGGCTGCTTGTACTGTGTTCATCGAAACAAAGTCCTTGCAAGCTATCCTAACGGACGAACCGACTGGTATGGTTTTGAGACTCTCGGGGGTGTTTACCTTGGTCTCACGAACAATCTTGAATGTTAAATCACTCATTTTACTTGTTGTTATCAGTTAAAATATTTATATTTGTGACTTGAAAACAAACGACTTACGTCGTAAGTATATAACTTTCGATTGCAAAGATAAATAGAAGTATTGATATAACCAATAGTTCTATTTGATAAAGTTGTGGTTTTATCAAAGTTTAACATTTGCTGTACCAATAAAAGTATTGATATGACTGGTAAGGAACTTAAAGAAAAACTCTACAACGCCAAAGTTACACAAGCTGACTTGGCAAAGAAATTACAGATGTCAACGCAAGCTATGTCGCAAACGCTCAATGCTGCTGACATCAAAACAGGTTTTTTAGAAAAAGTTTGTGAGGCAATAGGTGTCAATATGTCCTTCTTCTACCCAATAGACGAGCAGAAGGCTGTTGTAAATGGTAATAATAGCGTTGCTGCAATTCAGAGTACGATAACACAAGGAGATTGTGCCGTACTCCAGGAACGCATAGCAGGACTGGAGGAGATTATTAAAGAGAAAGAAAGGACAATCCAAATCTTAATGAACAAATGAACAGGAGTTCAATAGAAAAATTTATTTCATTAGCAATTAAGATAAGTGCATTTGGCTCAGTAGTATTCATTCTTGTCGTTTCACTACTTGGCATGTTCGGCTGTTTCGAAACAAAGAAAGACTTAGGGAAATATATCTATGTCGTTAATGGAGGTTGGGGGCACTGGTACATACACACGAACAAGGATTGTGAAGAAATAGATTACGCTGAATATGTAAAGCCAAAAGAGTTTTGGAAGACTTACAAAGTTGACTATCCATCATATTGCACGAAGTGTGTTAGCGACGAACAATGTTCTAAACTTGAAAAAATGAGAAATCAATGATGAACGAACAAGAAATGAACAAGTTGAAGAAAGCCATAGTCTTAGCTCTGTTTGCTATTGCGCTTACTTCATGCAAGGATAAGAATGTCAATCAACAAGGAGATTATGCAATCGGGAAATATCTATATATGGACTTTCATCATAGATTGCATACCAATAAAGACTGCTCGCATATTGGTGATGTTGTGGAATTTTTAGATACGGCAAGCATATATGCAAAAGACGAATATCAATATTGCAAAGACTGCTTTACTGATACAACATACGAACATGTACAAGCAATATTGCATAATGACGTGGACAGAAAGTGGTTGTATGAAAAACTAAATGAAACTTATAATGATATGCCATCATACCAAGTGTACATCAAGAAACTTCATAATCCTCAAAAGATACGTTTGTTATATGATGTAGCTTGCGAACAAGGATGGGATGTTGGTAGTTATGAAGATTTTTCAAAAATGGTAGGATTTAAATAAAAACAATGATGAATGAACAAGAAGCAAAAGAGTTTTTTAATCTTCCATTACCAGAGCGTTTTCATCGCTTCATGGTTGAGGAACTTATGAGTGAAGAAGATTATCAAGAAACAATGCGCAAGCATGATTATAATTATTTGCCCATATTGGACTATATCAAGAAGAAGATGCCTGCTGAGTTCTATGCGTACTTCAACGATCTTCTTACTGTAGAAGAAATGGCAAAGTATTCTGTTGCGTTCAAACGAGCTATGCTTGGAGATTTGTGATAGAAGACAATGCTAACGATAACAATAAAAATTTTACTATGGAACTGAAGGAATTTATAAAGACGGCATTGTCTGACATAACCAATGCCGTGAGCGAGTTGCAAGCTGAATTGCAGAATGGGGCGATAGTTTCTCCTTCTGTGCCAAATTCGATTGCTAATGTTACGGTGAAAGACCCACAGGACAATAAAATTAACAGACCAATATCGAAAATAGACTTTGATGTTGCAATAACCGTTGGAAGTACAGACAATATAGAGGCTGGAGGAAAAGTCGGAATACAGATATTTTCTGCCAAGTTGGGCGGAAACAACGAGAACCATACTGAGAATGTTTCAAGGATTACATTCTCAATCCCTGTTGTTCTACCTAACACCCATGTGGAAAATGAGGCAGAATGGTATGAGAAAAAACGTCCAAAACATATTATTCATGCAGATAATCAGAGTATGAGCGACCAGTGATTGCTTGAAATGCAGTTTCCGCCCAATTATACGCACCGCAACAGGTGCTTTCATGCTTTAGATAAGCGAAGACCAATTGCGTGTACAATCTACGGTAGTACCAACTGTGATATAGTTTAAATATTTTCTTCATGTCCGCAAAGATAAATATTTTGATTGATAAAATCAGCATTCAAAACACTAAATATTAGTTAAAAATAGATACGAATTATCAAAAGTTTACACCCACAATGTAACCGCCCGATAATCAACGAACTATTTCAGCTGCGCAGGCTGCTATTGAGGATTAAACAGCGAAAAGCATGAATCTATAATAACGAGGTAAGTCTTTTATAAACAAAGGCTTACCTCGTTTCTTTGTATTTGGACATTTTTCGAGTTTTGATGCCAAAACGTGCAGAATGTACGATTTGTTTAACAAATTATGCACGTGTTTTACGAAAAACGTGCTTGGCTATTCCGTGTACCAATTGGATATTGGCTATTGTTGTTTATCTGAAAACCAACATACATTTGCATCGTTTTAACGATGTGTTAAAATGATGCACTTTGATTAAAACTAAAGAATATACAAAATGCTTTATTTTATAATGCCATTATCCGTATCACGCAGGTTTATCTTCTTTTCTGCTGACTTATGCTTGCTTCCACGGCTTAGTCGCCAAGATACATTCAGCGTAACGAGATTACCGCTATCCTTGGAATAACCAATAGTGTGCTTATACAGATTACGGTTGAGCAACTCGTTCTCATACGACTTGTAGTTGCTCTTGAAAGGGTTAGCCCACGACAATGAGAATTGCCAGTCGCGCCATGAATAGGCAGCTTTCAGTACAGAATAGGCTCCATTGTAGCCTTTAGATTCTCCCTCCAAGAATCGGTTGCCGTTATCTATGTATCCTTGCAACGTGAATTTGCCGAGATAAGCCGTGATGCTACCTACATAATACCACGATGTATAGCAATGTGTATAGTCGTTGCCGTAATTAAAGCATCTGTACACTCCTCCATAGGCTGCAATCTGAAATTTTTCGGGCAAGAGCCAATAGCCAGCGTACGCCATAGCGTTCAGCGCATCAATTTCCTTTTGATTAATCTGAGTGTATATGAATTTATTGTCGTCAGTCCGCTCATAATGTGCCATGTTCGGTTTGAGACATTGCTTGTAATAACCATCTACAAAGGTCTGCAGACGATTGGTGTTATATGAAAACTGCAATCGATGCTCCATATCGTGCGAAGGTTTCAAGTCAGGATTGCCTACAGTCCATTCCATACTGTTTGTGCGAACCATTGCGTCGCTCGTCATGGCTATACGGGAAACTACGTCCTGCATCCGATAAGTGTAGCTCAACTGCATGCTGTTATTGATTTGATATGTCAGAGATGCCTTTGGGTGAAAAGTCCAGAAATTATATCTGTGCCCGTTCTGGGTGTAATGGATATAACTTGCACCCGCACCTAATGTGTAACGCAACGGTTGGAGCATGCCCTTGATTTCGGCAAAGGCATATAGGCGGTTGTTGTTGGTCTTGGTCAAAGCTGAAGCATCGCCAAGATAGTCGTTCTTGGTGTGTTTATAGCTATAGTTCAAGCCTGTTGAGAGGGTAAAGGGTTTGAGTCTGTTCTCATAAATCACCTCAGTAAGGAGAGAAGCTGTCTTGCCATCCACATCATATTGATAAGGTGTACCCTCGTCATAATAGCTGCCTGTCTGTGTGGATATATAGGTACCTACGGCATTGGCTGTGATGGATTGGCGTGGGGTGAGCTGACGAAAGAAATAAACATCCAAAACAGGCGAAAGACTCTTATTGTGTTCTCGGCTTGTAGCCTGATATTGTCGAGAACCATCCGTGATGTCCTTAATGTTATAGTTGTCAGGAGTGTTGTTGAATGCTCCGCTCAAGGATGTTTGGAATACGGTTGCTGTGGAGTCCGACCAGTTATAGGTTAGTTTTGTATCATGCGCTATAGCTTTACTAAGCGACTCCACATCATTTCGCTCAATAGTGTATATACTGCCGTCAGTCAAGGTATATTGGGACAGCTGCTTGCTCTTTTCGCCTTTGTTTTTATATCCACTCACGTCATACGAAAGCGACCATTCACTCTTTCCGCGGTTCCATTTACCATACACCGAACCGTTGCCTTGCAGGGTGGTAAGAGCCGAAGTTACGTCCGTGCCAATAGTATAACCGCTCTCGCTCCTGCGTGTAACTATATCAATCACATAGCCAATGCTTTCGTCATAACGAACGCCGGGGTTGTTTATAAAGTCAATCTTGGCAATATCTTTTGGATTAAGCGCCAACATCTCCTGTTTGCCTACAACAATGCCATTTACCCGAAGTTGAACGCTACCTCTGTTATCAATAGCGGTAATAGTATGGTTGATGTTGTCAATACGAATATTGGCAAGTGTGAGTTTCTCAAGAATGCTGTAGCCATTGTTTGAAGCCTGCTTCTGTGCGTCGGTAGGATAGACGAGCATGCCGTCAGGCTTGTTCACTACCTTAGCGGCTTTTACCGTTACTTCATCAAGCGTGACGGTCTTGTCCACATTCTGAGCGTAAGCACAGAATGCAGAAGTTAGAATAATTGAAATTGTAGCTAATCGTTTCATTTTGCGCCATTTTTTGTTTTATGGCGCAAAATTACATCCTCTTTACAAGAAAGCCTGTTATTTTGTCTGACATTTCCCTGACATTTCCCTGACAAACGACTGACAACGAACCTATCTATCTGAGTTTCAGGCTATAACTCTTACCCCGATCCGATTCGATTTTCAGGGTGCTATGTGTTTCTATGATAGGTTTTATACGTCTAATTAGCGTATAAAGCGTATCGCTTGCATCAGGTTTCTTAGGCCATAGTCGGTCGCAAATCTCCTGTTTCGATAACGTATGGGTATCTGTCGTTATGAAAATTTTAAGCAAGGAGTGTTGCATAGGAGTAAGACGAATCTCCTCACCCGATACGGTCATAAATTTATCATCATGGAACACAATACCTCCGTACGCCAAACCTTGAACTATCAACTCTGGCTTATTCCTTCTTACATACCACAAGCTCCCCAACAACCACAATGCACCAAACGCGAAAAGAGAGCCCGAAGCTTTTTGATCGGACATCATGAAAGTCGTAGCAAAGCTGCAATTTGCCTCTGCCACCATCTTGGTCTCCCAACATCCACCTCTGCGTACGGTACGCATGGCAATACCTGCCGTATCTTTCAATTTGGCAATGGTGAGACAGTTGCGGTAACAGCGTATGGTGTCTGTGGTAACCACATTGTCGGGCATTTTCACAAGAACTTGCTTCAATGCCTGATCCACATCCTGGGCTATCATGTATTCTGTTCTGCGATAGCTGTTAATGCTTGTACACAACGCACAAAGCATAATAAAGCTGAACACTATGTATAGAAGGTTCTTCATAATTTATCCAATGTAATACGTGTGTTACATTAATAACGATACAAAAGTACATTTTATTATTATAACCACATTTTTTTTAGAATTTATACATAGAGTCGTCATTCTCTTGGAAACGTCGCAAAATATGCGGTATTATCGGCACAGTTGCATAAGTCCGTGGCAATATAATCATGTTATCCAAAGATCATAGACGCTCTGAACATAAAGAAAGGTAAATCCTGCACACCGCGTAGTTGTGCTCTAAAGGTTCTTCCGTTAAATGCATAGATGAAATATGGAATGGCAGGAATGGCTGGAAGAGTCGTGGCGATAGAGCAACGCGCGCCGTAAGGGCGAATGACGGCTGTGCGACATGTGGAACCACCTTATTGTAACATGTAACATGTAACAATGTAACGTTTTTATTTTCCCACAGATCTCACGGATTTGCGCAGATGCCGTTCGGGGTGATGGGCTTCCACAGATCGCGCCCTTGGCGCGGCAGATGGCACAGATCTTTCGCAGGCGCATTTAACGGGCACGCCCCAAAGGGGCAGAAGTGCATAGCCCAGCGGCAAGCGAAGCGGCGCCCTGGGTATAATGTTGCCGTGCAGGTTGCGCCCTGTAAGGGTAAAAGTGCTGAAACAGAGCGTGTTATGTTTACTTTTGCCCTTACTATTATATTTGCAGACGAAAAGAAAGAAGAGAAAAATTCTTTCATTCTGTATACCTTTGTTAAATTTGCACTGGTGACAGAACAGAAGTTAAATATAGAAGAATACTCCATATCCAGCGTTAACCCTGTGCCCTTTCAAGCGTAA